GCACAAAGCCTTATCGCTCCTCTTAAAAATGAGGTGGGGTGTTACCACCGCCTCTCAAATGGAAGTCGTGGTCGTGGGCAAGCTTGGAAACAGACTTGCTTAGATGAACTACCACTAGACATGGTGACTTACATGCCAGTCGCCGTGCCACTTACTTACAAGGACATTGAGGGCTTGGCAGTCGGGCAGATTACAACCCTTGCCGTCAAAGCCATGACCGCCTTAGAACAAACCAGTCCTGTCGAGCCTGTGGACACACACCGAGCCGTAGTCGCTGACCTAACCCTTCGACTAATCGCAGGTGACATGACACTTAACTCCTATGTCAAAGACGGTCGCCGTAACAGTCCTGTAGTGCTAACTCCACTAACCAAACCTGTCGAGCCTGTGGAAGTAAGTGCGGGGGCACATAAACAGCAGGAAGCACCAGTATTGGTCGGAGCAAGCCCAGTAATTATGGAACTAGCAACTATTCCAACATTAGATTGGTCTAAGAAATACATAAACAGAAAAATAAATGGGCTTATCGAATACGCTATTTATGACAACGCCATGAGCAACAACGAGAACATACTAATTATGGGTCACGCAGGTAGCGGAAAAACTATGTCAGTCTTGGGATACGCAAGCACTCGTGGCTACCGCTATTACAACGTATCTAGTCACATTGGCTTAGAGCCAACCCAGTTATTCGGTTCATGGATACCAACTCCTGACGGACACTTCCGTTGGCAAGACGGTCCTGTAACAGACTTGGTAAGAAATGGTGGAGTGTTACTTCTTAACGAAGTGAACTTTATGCCTGAGCGTGTCACAACAATTCTGTTCGGCTTACTTGACGACCGCCGTGAGATACAAATTATGGAAAACGGTGGTGAGGTTATCAAGGCTCACAAAGACCTCTTGATTATCGCTGACATGAACCCTAACTACAGAGGCACTAGACCTATGAACCAAGCTTGGGTAGATAGATTTCACCACAAGTTAGATTTCCCATACGACCACTCTATCGAAAGCAAACTAATCAAGAACAAAGCGTTGCTAGAAATGGCAAACAAACTTAGGGAGTTATCTAACAAGGGCGACCTTGATACCCCTATCTCAACTCGTGGTCTAGCCAATTTCATTAAGAACGCTACTAACTTAAACTTGGATTACGCCATGTCCTCTTATGTAAATGGCTTCCTTGATGAGGAGCGAGAAGCAGTCAAACTTGTATTAGATACATACAAGCCGAACATTGGTATAGAACTTGGCATTACTGTTGAGGTAGCACCAACTCAGGTAGATGAGGTGGCAATAAATGGCTAAGAAAATACAACGAGAACTCACCGCTCAACTATCTTGGCATGAGGTTGATACGGAGTGGAACGCATGGCTTCGTGAGAATAACCCAACTTGGCGTGAGAAAAATTATCAAGAACTTGATGAACTTGCTAAGTCCTCAGGTGTTGACATAGCAACCTTGCGTGAACAAAACCATGAGGAGTATCAAGCCCTTCGTGAGCAGTTCCAAGACACTCTCAAAGAAATTGCTGACGATAAACAACAGAAACTAACTCTCAAAAATAACTTGTTAGATAGTTACTGTTCCGTGTATCAGAAAGCCGACCGTATCTTGACAGGTGGCTTGGACATTGAGGTTCGCATTGGAACACCAGCAGACGGAGTGGAAGCCCCTGCTTGGAACGACGGTAAAGTTATTTCTTTTAACGAAAGTATTATTAACGGCGTTGAGGAAAATACTTTATTAGGATTACATGGGCTTAATTTCCATGAAGTCGCTCATCTCCTCTACTCACCACGTATCGGTTCAGACTTAGGTGCGTGGGTCAAAGAAAACAACTATCAAACCAGTTTTAACATACTAGAGGACAACCGTGCCGAAACTTTCTTGGTAACTAAATACCCTGCGACTAGAAACTTTTTATTAGCAACGCTTGGGGAATACATTATTAAGAATAGTGGTGAACGACTTGGCGATAGTTTTATCTTGTTAGCGGGTCGTAAGTATTTCTCATACGATTGTCGAACCAGTATTGGCAAGCTTTATGCTGAGAAGTATGGAGTGGAACAAGCAAAGAAAGTTTATTACTTAATAAATAAATACCGCACTCTAGTATTTCCTCGTGACTACGCTATCGCCAAAGAAATAATTACAGAGTTCAGTCCATTAGTTCCTGAGGGAACAGATACACCAAACGGTTGTGGCTCTCGCAGTCCACTAAAGAACGGTCGCCCTGAAACAGGTAAGGAACAGGAAGCCCTGAACATAAGCGACCCTGAAACCGAACCCAACCTAAACCCTGACGACAAGAAGCACTCACACGGACACGGTGGCAACGACGAAACAGACTTGCCTAAAGCAGAGCAAGCACAACGCCAGCAAGAGGTCTTGGATAGATTGACTGATGAGGTCAACCGTGCCAAGAATAATAGTGATGTAATAAATAAAATTAAAGAAACACAAAAGTCAATTAGCAAATCAAATGCTAATAAGACAATTCTTACAAAACAAAACGCTAACCTCAAAAGTCCTACGGGTAGCGACGTAGCAACAGTCAGAGCGTTCGCAACAGAATTAGAACGCTTACGCATTGAGGCAGACCCAGCATGGGGATTGGAGAAGCCAAGTGGTCGCCTTAACAAGAAGCGAGCCATGAACGCAGACATAAATGACATAAACAAACTGTTCGACCGTTGGGAGCAGGGCAACGACAACCACGAGATTGAGGCAGTCTTGTTATTAGATAAGTCAGGCTCTATGTATCGTGACATTGACGCAGTATCCCGAGCAGGTTGGGTAATTAAACGAGCCGTTGAGAAAATACAAGGTCGTGTAACTATCTTGTCATACAACCATAACTCCAAAGTCCTTTATGAAGGTGACGAGAAAGCCAAGTCTGATTACAAATCGCTTGACTGTAGTGGTGGAACTAATCCTCACTTCGCATTGGTAGAAACCGAAAGAATTATGAAGGCAAGTATCAAGCCTACCAAGCTTGTTATTATGCTTACTGACGGTGGCTTCTATGAAGGTGACGAAATAATCCAACGCCTCAACGACATGGGAACAACTACTGTAATGGTATTTCTTGGTGAACCATACATGCCAGTAGAGCAACTCTCTCATGGGGCGCAGGTGTTCAGGGCGATTGCTGACCCTAGAGGACTTGTGAAAGTCGCCAAAGACATTGTGCGGAAACGCTTGCGTTCCTCTCGCTGATAGGCAATAATCGCCCTTAACACTAAAAGTTAGGGGCGGGTTATGCCTGAAACTATGTATTGTGACGGTTGCTATCAAGCCGTCACTATCACAAATAACGGAAACTGTCCAACCTGTTTAACAGATTTCTTTCTGTATGAACCTGTTGACGAAATAAAAGACAACCACGAATTGTGGGATTACGAACTACACTCAGACCAAGATAACTAAGGAGTAGCCATGCCAAAATACAAAGTAACACTAGAGGCACTAATAACGGCACAAGATAAAGACCAAGCAACCAACGCTCTGCTAAATGGTGATGAAGAACTTGTTGACGCTGTGTGGGTAATTAGCACAGAGGAAATTACTACTTTAACATTAGAAAGCGAATAACCCTTCCCACCCAAACTTTGATGGCGGCCAAAGTCCTGGAGCTATCAAAAAGCAGGGGAGTAGTAACCATAATAAACAAATACATAAATAGAGAGAGGAAATAGCAAAATGACTACAGAACATTACTTTGTAGTTCGATACACGGAAGGTGAAGGGTGGTCTTGGGATACAGACACAGAGAGCGCAAACTTCCCTGACGGCACAATATACTATCCCGACCTAAACAAATGGGAAAAATCAGGTAGTATTTTTAACTCTGACGAGTTAACATACGAGAGAGATGAAACTGCTAGTCAGCAATTAGGACAAGCAATAGGAATACTGAACGGAACAAACTAAGAGAAAGAGAAATACATGGTAGACAAATTACATTATTACTTCACGGTTTCAAAGAACATGGAAAAGAGCGGTGCGTGGCTTTCCGAGTTTGTAGCAAAAGACCGTGAAGGCAAGGTTACAAAACAAGGTTGTAGCGCATGGACGACAAGTGCTAAGGCAAAGAAATGGTGCGCTGAACAAATTGAGAGAGGAAGGTTGACTTGGGAGATTACTGCTTCAAATCCTGAAAACCAAAAGCCAACTAGTATGCGAAACCATACTGAGGTTCGTTTGTAATGCCGATAGACATAATCCCAAATCCTGATTGGGGCAGACCTTCACCTAGTATCGAAGATGATGACGTGTACGAGTTCGAAGAAGAAGAAGACGATTTTGATGAGGATGATTAAAGAGAGATAATAACAATTAAGCCCCGCAGTTTAAGGACTACAAAGAGTAGCCAACTGCGGGGCTTTTTGTTTTTGAAAAAGAAGGGGGGCCCTAGCTACCCACTAACTAGGGCCCCGTTGGAGAGAGAGGTAATTGCGGTATTACCCTATCACACTATTTGTCAATTACTGAATTAGCTTTATTTCACAAGCGTCTGTGGTGCAGTACGCCTCTCCAATTGCATCGGCGGCCAGGCCAGCATAGACGCCAGCAAAATCAATTGGCATTAACTTAAATACATACTCATCATAATCTTGTTTTGTTATTTGAGTATATGGCATTTGAGGGTAAATAGTATTTCCCATAGGAAGAAAAGAAACTGTCTTCAGCTGACCATCAAACATGTGAAGCACAGTCCCTACATGCTCTCCTTCAGTCTCTTGATTGAACGAAACTGTAACTGAAACTGAGTTATCGCTCCAATGACGTTGAGCCATAGAAGCCAAAGACATCTTTTCAAAGATAGTTACATCTTTTTCAGACCGCTTGGCCATAGACTCAACTGGAAAGAACACAACAGAAGTAGTGGTTGGTGATTCACTTGCTGGTTCAACAGTATAGTTAGCCATAGTGAATAGGGGAAGCATAGGGTCTTCATTACTAAACCTGATTGCTCTTAAGAAATACTGACCGCCTGGAGTCCAGTGAACTCCTGGAGATTCTCCAGCCAAGATTGACACAGTTCCCGAAGGTTTTACTGTTGTCATCTTGATTGATTCACGGATACCAAGCCACTCTGAGTAAAGCTTGTCATACCCTTTAATAACTGAATAACCTGTGTCCATCCATTCACGAAGCACAGGAACACCTTTTTTGTCAGCAAAGTTAGCAATACCAGAAATGGAAGTTCCAATACGACGGTTACGTTGCATAATTGCGTTAGTTTCTTCCCAATGTGTTGGAAGAAGCGTAACAGTCTTGGCGTATAGATAGGCAAACTTAAGAGTTCGCTTGAAATCATCAAGATTTTCATGTCTATTTAAATAGGTCTCAACAAGCGTACAACACTCAAAAGACTCAAGGGACTGCTCAGCACAAGGGTTGTAACCAGCGGCTCTCCAGTCTTTGTTGTTAGGTGGGTCAATTAGACGACCGTATTTGCGGGTTACGTCCATCCAAATAACTCCAGGCTCTCCGTTTAACCTAATGCCGTCAACAATTTTAGACAAATCGTCTCCAACACCAACCTCTACAGAGTTATTAGACATCCAAGCCCAGCCTGGATTGTTGGGGTCGTAAGAGTTACGCTCTGGAAATACCTCAGCGTTTTTAAGATTTAAGAAATCCGCGTCATCGACCTTGCCAAGTAATAGCTCAGCTGAGCGGCGTACGTTGCCAGATACAACGCAAACTCCTATTAAATTTCCTATATCAGCAATATCAATTCGGGTTAAAGTATTTCCTTCTCTATTATTAAACAGTTTGTTAATAGACTCGTGAAGTCTCTTCAGCGGCCCCGGCCCAGCGGCTGTGCCTCCGAATGTTTTAATAGGTTCCCCAGCTAATCTAATTTGCGAATAATCAAATTTAGGCATTGGTTGTTCAGGTTTTAAATACGAATTTAGTAATTGGCTTACTGAATCTACCCAACCCTCTCTGGTATCTGCAATCACTGTCTCAGCATCTGAAGGCAGGGGCTTATAAATAGTAAACTCTTTATCTGCACCTTTGCTATCAAATCCCACGCCTACGCCAAGCATGCTGGCTTCCATTAAAAACGCAAATGGTTTTGCTGGGTTTAGTTTAGTCATCTCACTTGTGGACACAAATGCACAGTTTTGCAAAGCTGCACTGTTCTTTTGTTCGTTAACTACTGGTGTGCCCATCATCCACAGACCTCGGCCTGGGGGTGTCCACTTAAAATTAAACAATCGGTCAAAAGCTTCTTTAGCAGACGCTTGTGCTTTTGAATCATTCCAAGGAAGTCGACTAGACTTGCAGTGGTCTTTCTGTAGGGAATACATACCGTTGACTATGCGCTCGCATACATCAACCCAAGTCTCTTTGGTTCCATCTTCTTTTAACCTAGAATAAGTTCGAAGGAAAGTTACTTCTCCTACCGAGTTACCTGCCGCATCTTTATAACCCCAAGGTACTGGCTTTGCTCGGTATCCGTCTACGAACTCGTTTGCTAGTTTAAAAGAAAGTGCCATATCAATTCCTATTCTCGTATGTGTGTTGTAAATACAAAACCCCTGTGTGTGAGTTAGGGGGAGTGTCTTAGTTTACCTTTTTGATAAAACTAAAACTGGTTCAGTTGGTTGTGCTTCTTCGTTCTTCTTCGTTTATAGCCATATCTAGAGCTAACCAATAGCCAGCTCCATCAATACGATTATCTTGTTTAGATTTATAAGACTCTCTGGCAAGTTTAACGCCGTCCATACAAAGTGCTACTTGTCTGTAGGTTACTTCGTGTCCTAATATCGCTGACCATATCTTCGCAATCCTAGTGAAGTTATCTAAAGGGTGGTCGTACGCATTATTTCTGTCTCCAGTAACTAATCTAGTTGCCTCATCTAGTATGTTTTTAAGACTACCCTGTTCCATGTTGTTTTGGTCGTTCATAGTTACTACGAGTTCTCCTTATCTGTGTCCGTAATTTGTTTAATAATCTCATTTGTTTTGCTTTCGTTCAATCCGTCATTTGGTAATTCTCGGAGGGTTTGAGCCCTGTCTCCGAAGATAGCAGATAGTACTCCACCCGCCCCTTGGCGCTCTACAGTCATACGAATAAACTCTCTTGAGTCGTCCAAATCTTTAATAGTTTTTAACATTTTAAAGAATCTGTCCATCTCTTGTCCGACGTTTGGGTCGGGGTATCCGCCGTTCAAATCTTCGCTAAACTTAGCAAAAGCCACTCTTTGACCCTGCATTTCAAGTAAGGCGTTGATTAAAGACTTCAACTGTTCTTTAGTTTTAACCTCTACTGGTAGGTTAAAAGCACAGGTGTTTTGTGGTTTAAAAGCAGGACAGTTAGCGGCAACAAAGCAGGTGTCGCATACTCGCAAACTAGTGCTATTGGAACGTAGTGTGGTGACATCTTTAATAACCATGTTGCCATCATCATCAGGCTCAAGTACCCTCTGAACCTCTACTCCAAGCACGGGTAAAACACCCATTTCCTCGGGTTTACGTTGTTCAAGTTTCCGCATGCCAACCCCCCTCGGAGTAACTTCGGCAGGGGGTGTTTCCGCATTTTGTTGGGGTACTAGTTCATCACTCATAGTTACTACGTTCTCTCCTAATCGACGATGCCAATCTTCGTATTGTTGGTAAGACCAAACAGCAAGCTTTGATATTTCTACTGCGTCGTCTGCCAATATCTTATCGAAATCTAGGCCAGCTCGCTCGTATATAGACTTGTATCTAGGCCGTGACTGCTCTTTCATACGTTTAGGATAACGAAGCAGTTTTGTTCCATCCCAAACAATCGTTTCGCCACGCATCATGGGGGATAGCCAAGAAAGGGTGCTAGCTGTCTCTACAGGGACTTGTCGCAGGTTATCTGGCTTGGCGCTAGCCAAAGCATGGAAAGTGGTTCCATGTATCTGATTAAGGCGTCTGGTCTTTGCAGACAAACTAGTTTCATTTTCAATTAAATTTCCAGGCAGGGCTACGTTTAAATATCGAACTGCAAGGCTTTCTAAGTCTTCTCCGTGCCATACAGGCCAGAACTTTTCCTCTGGAACATCTGACCAGCTGGTAACCCGCTGTTCATCTATGAATAACTGGGT